TGCTCAATCAGGACGAAGACTGGGATGACTTCCTTGACCAGCTTCTGATGTATCCGTCGACGGGTGTTCACGACGATTTGCCTGATGCGCTTAGTTACATCGACCAGATGGCAATAACTAGCTACTTCGAGCAGGAAGATAGCGACGACTGGGAACCCATGGACGTTATTGCAGGGGTCTGATATGGATCAAAACGAGTTCGACGAGCCGACACAGAACGACAAAGAGCTGACGGCCTTCGTCGTCGATCATTGCGACCGCTGGCGCGACTACCGCGACACCAACTTCCTGGACTCCTGGCTTGAGTACGAGCGGCTTTTCCGGGGCCAATGGTCGGCCGAGGACAAGGTTCGCGACTCTGAGCGCTCACGCATCGTGACCCCGTCGGCCCAGCAGGCCGTGGAGACGCGGCACGCGGAGATCATGGAGGCGATCTTCGGCCAGGGCGAGTTCTTCGACATCCAGGACGATCTGCGCGATGTCAATGGCAACCCGCTGGACGTGTCGATTCTCAAGGCCCAGCTCATGGAGGACTTCAAGCAGGACAAGATCCGCAAGTCCATCGACCAGATCGAGCTCATGGCCGAGATCTACGGCACCGGCATCGGTGAGATCTTGGTCAAGACCGAGAAGATCTTCGAGCCGGCGACCCAGCCGATCCCCGGCCAGCCTGGCCAGGCGGCCATCGGGGTGGTGGAAAAGAACCGCGTGGCGGTCAAACTCAACCCGATCAACCCCAAAAACTTCCTGTTCGACCCCAACGGCACGTCGGTCGATGACTGCATGGGCGTGGCGGTCGAGAAGTACGTCTCGATCCACAAAGTGGTTGAGGGCATCGAAAAGGGCATCTACCGAAAGGTCAACATCGCCCCGGCCTACGAGGACACGGACCTCGAGCCCACGCAGGAGCCCAGCCAGTACCAAGATGAAAAGGTGCTGCTGCTGACCTACTACGGCCTGGTGCCCAAAGAGTACCTGACCAACAACGAAGACGAGGTCGTGGAGCTTTTCCCCGACGACTCGGCGGCCGAGGACTACACCAACATGGTCGAGGCCATCGTGGTGATCGCCAACGGCGGGCTGCTGCTCAAGGCCGAAGAGAACCCGTACATGATGAAGGACCGGCCGATCCTGGCGTATCAGGACGACACGGTGCCCAACCGCCTGCTCGGGCGTGGGACGATTGAGAAGTCCTACAACATGCAAAAGGCCATCGACGCGCAGATCCGGTCGCACCTGGACTCGCTGGCCCTGACCACCGCCCCGATGATGGGCATGGACGCGACCCGCCTGCCGCGCGGGGCTCGCTTTGAGGTCAAGCCGGGCAAAGCCTTCATGGTCAACGGCAACCCGCAGGAGATCCTGTACCCGTTCAAGTTCGGCCAGAGCAGCCCCGAGAACCTGGCCACGGCCAAGGAGTTCGAGCGTATGCTGCTGCAGGCCACCGGCACGCTGGACAGCCAGGGCATGGTCAGCCAGGCCGCCAGAGACGGCGGCGGGATGTCGATGGCGGTGGCCACGATCATCAAGAAGTACAAACGCACGCTGGTGAACTTCCAGGAGGACTTCCTGATCCCGTTCATCCAGAAGGCGGCCTTCCGCTACATGCAGTTTGACCCCGAGCGCTATCCGTCGGTGGACATGAAGTTCATCCCGACGGCCACGCTGGGCATCATCGCCCGCGAGTATGAGCAGCAGCAGTTCATCGGCCTGCTGCAGACCCTGGGCCCCAACACCCCGGTGCTGCCGCTCATCCTCAAGGGTATTCTCAACAACTCAAGCCTGACGAATCGCTACGAGCTCATCTCGGCGCTTGACCAGATGAGCCAGCCTGACCCGCAGGCCCAGCAGCTTCAGATGGCCCAGCAGCAGCTGGCCCTGCAAGCGGCCCAGGCACAGATCGCGGTGCAGACGACCCAGGCCGAGCAGAACCGGGCAGAGGCGGCCAAGCTGCTGACTGAGGCACAACTCATGCCCCAAGAAGTGCAGGCTAAGGTCATCGCTTCTTCGACCAAGAACCTGCCAGCTAATGGTGGTGGCGATGAGTTTGAAAAGCGGGTCAAGATCGCCGAGCTGATGCTCAAGGAAGCGGACATCAAGAACAAGTCCAAGATCGTCGAGCTTCAAATGGCCGAGAAGCGCAATCAGATCTCCGGCATGGAAGAAGACTTCTTGGAAGAGCTGACCAGGGAGTTGAGCAATGGACGTTGAAAGCCTTGCCAAGCAACTGATTCTCAAGGGCATGACGGACGAGCAGCAAACTGCCGTCCTTCAGTCCATCCGCGCCACCATGGCGCAGAGTCGGGAGCTGAAAAAGCAAAAGGTCGGTGAGCAGGCGCAGCTTGTCGTCCAGGCGCTCAAGAAGATTGAGGCCGACATCCGCTCGCGCTACGACGAATTGGGCAACAAGATCGAAGAACGTGTCGCTTCGATCAAGGATGGCAAGGACGGACGCGATGGAGCCAACGGCCGAGACGGCCGGGCGGGCCGTGACGGGGCCAAAGGGCCGGCCGGGCCCCGCGGTGCGGACGGTGTCAACGGCCGAGATGGCCGCGACGGGGTCGATGGGGTGTCTGTTACGGACGCCAAGATCGACTTTGACGGCTCTCTGATCATTTCCCTGTCCTCCGGGCGTGAAATCAACGTCGGAGAAGTCGTTGCGCCCGATCTGGCCGAGAAAATCAAGGTCATCACCAACGGCGGGGGCACGTCGCAGTCGGTTTTGGACACTCTGGCGAGCCTTCAGACCCAGATCAACAACCTGATCCCCAGCCAAACGGGCAATGCGGGCAAGTTTCTGACCACAAACGGGTCGGTTTTGTCTTGGGCGACGGTGTCTGGCAGCGGTTTGTCGTACCAGGGCACCTGGAACGCAGCTACAAACACCCCCACGCTGGCCTCCGGCACGGGCACAAGCGGCTACTACTACATCGTTTCGACCCCTGGATCGACCAATTTGGACGGGATTACCGACTGGAAAGCGGGCGATTGGCTGCTTTTCAACGGTACGGCCTGGCAAAAGATCGACCAGAGCTGGGCTACGGCTGGCGCCAACGACAACATCACCTCGATGACCGGGGTGACGGGCGGCATTTCGTCGCCGGACTTCATTCAGTTCGACACCGGGGCTACCGTCACCAATGCGGCGGGCCGTATGTACTGGGACGCGACCCAGCAGACGATGACGGTGGGTCTAAACGCCAACATCGCTGCCGACATCGGCCAAACGCTCTACGCCTACGTCACGAACGACGAGTCGGTAACGATCACCAAGGGCCAGCCGGTCTACATGTTCGCCGCTGCTGGAGATCGGGTGTCGGTCAAGCTCGCCTACAACACGGGCGATGCCACTTCGGCCAAGACTCTGGGCATCTGCGCGGAGGACATTGCTGCGGGCCAGGCCGGCATGGTGCTATGCCAAGGCGTACAAGACGGCCTGAACCTGGCGGCCTACAGCCCTGGCGACACGCTATACCTCGGCGCGACGGCCGGCACTCTCACGGCCACCAAGCCCTATGCTCCAAACCACCTCGTCTATATCGGTGTGGTTGAGCGGGCTAACGCTGGCAACGGCCGCCTGTATGTGCGCGTGCAAAACGGCTACGAACTGGACGAGCTGCATAACGTGTCGGCCCAGTCCCCCAGCAACGGTCAAACGCTAATCTACAACGCCACTACGGGGCTGTGGACTAAGGGGACTCTGACGGCTGGCACGGGCATCAGCATCGCCAACGGTGCTGGCTCTATTACGGTGACCAACTCGGGCGTTACAGACTTCAACACGCGCACTGGCTCGGTAACTCTTGGGTCTAGCGACGTAACTACCGCTCTTGGGTATACGCCAGTCAACAAAGCCGGCGACACGATTACCGGCCCGACCGTCGTTGATGTTAATTCTTCCAGCACCGCGCTGCGGCTCACGCAAACAGGTGCTGGGAATGCCCTGGTGGTGGAAGATTCGACCAATCCAGACGCAACCCCCACGGTCGTTGATGCTTCTGGCAGGGTTATTGTCGGGAACACGACCTCTCTGACGACCTTTTCTGTTGACGCCGGTGTTCAAAACTATTCTGGCAGCGGCTACTACACCGCCGGAAATTTTGCGGCTGATGCGTTTGGCTCTTTCTTCAGCTTCATCAAGTCGCGTAACGCAACAGTCGGCTCGCACACCATCGTGCAGTCTGGTGACGGTCTGGGAACTGTGGCTTTTGCGGGGTCGGACGGCACTGCCTACATCCGTGGCGCTCAGATCCGCGTCGAAGTGGACGGCACTCCCGGCACCAACGATATGCCCGGTCGCCTGCTGTTCAGCACGACAGCAGATGGCGCAAGTTCGCCGACTGAGCGCTTCCGCATCTCCAACTTCGGTGGGTGGGGTCTTGCTGGGGCCAACTATGGTACCGCCAACACGCAGGCAATCGTCTCCAATGGAAACGCGGCTGCGCCTACCTGGCAGGATGTTGTTACTCCGACTGCAACTCAGACGCTGACGAACAAAACCATCAGCGCAGACAACAATACGATATCTGGGATTGCGGCGTCCAGTTTTGTCCTGTCGAACAGCTCTGGAAATATCGACGGCGCGGTCGCACAAAAAGCCATCCCCACTGGCGTGGTGGTTGGAACTACTGACACTCAAACCCTGACGAACAAGACATTGACAAGCCCGTCAATGTCCGACCCGACAATCACTGGTGTGGCTACTGTTGCCGCCGGAAGTGCCACTGCTCCGGCCATCACAACCACAGGCGACACTAATACAGGCATCTACTTCCCGGCTGCCGATACAGTCGCGTTTACGGAAGGCGGAGTAGAGTCCCTGCGGATTGACTCTAGCGCCAACCTTAGATTCAACTCTGGCTACGGGTCTGTCGCCACCGCCTATGGTTGCCGTGCCTGGGTGAACTTCAACGGAACCGGCACCATTTCAATCAGAGACGATGGAAACGTCACGTCGCTTACAGACAATGGCGGGACTGGAGACTACACAATCAATTTCACAAACTCCATGCCGGACACAAACTACGCGGTTATCGGCAGCGCTCAACTAGATACCTCGGCTGCGGACAACAACGCGCCTTACGTTGGCGTATACAGATCTTCAACCGCGCTTGCTACTGGCAGCGTGAGAGTGGTTTGCCGTTTGGGCAACAACACTTCAACTGACGCCACCGGCGTTTACGTCGCTATCTTTCGTTGAGGCCAACTATGAATCAACGCATCATTTACCCCACGGACGAGGGCGGCGTAGCGGTTGTCATTCCATCGCCAAATTGTGGGTTGACGATTGAAGAGATAGCGGCAAAGGACGTGCCTGCTGGCAAGCCTTATAAGATCGTGGACGTGGCCGACATCCCGTCCGACCGAACCTTCCGCGACGCCTGGGAGTATCAGGAATGATCGTCATCAACTTGAACAAAGCCAAGGCCATCGGTCACGAGATGCGTCGCGCTGCTCGTGCAGCTGAGTTTGCACCGTTTGACGATGCCATTGCCAAGCAGATTCCTGGGCAAATGGACGGCGCAGAAGCGGCTCGCCAGGCGATCCGCGAGAAGTATGTGGCCGTCCAGATCGCTATAGACGCGGCAGCTACGCCCGACGACATCAAAAACGCCCTCGCGTAAACGATAGACTTTCGGAGCGACACATGGAAGAAATAGATCCGGTCAAATATGGCGTGCTGTGGGAGCGCGTTCAGAACATGGACAAGAAGATCGACAAGATGGAAAAGCAGATCGAGGAGCTGCTTGCCCTAGCCAACAAGTCCCAGGGCGGCTTGTGGGCTGGCATGGCCATCGCGTCTGCGGTCGGTGGTATCTTCACCTGGGTTGTTGGCCACTTCAAAGGCGGCTGACATGGTCGACCCGATCACCGCTTTTGCCACAGCTCAGGCTGCGGTGGCCGGGATTCAAAAGGCCATCAAGCTGGGCAAGGACATCAACGGCCTGATCGGGGACTTCGGCAAGTTCTTTGACGCCAAAGACGCCCTGGAAAAGGCGGCCAACGATAACGCCAAGTCGGGCAAGACCGACACCCAGATGGCTATGGAGATCGTTGGCCAGCGCAACCAGTTGCGCGAGATGGAGGAGCACCTCAAGCACACCCTGATCTACACCGGATACCCCGAGATGTGGGAGCAGATGCTGATCGAACGGGCTAAGATCCGCCAGGCCCGCGAGCGGGCGGAGCGAGAGGCCCGCAAGGCTGCTTTAGAGCACAGGCAAAACCTGATCGACGGCGTGCTGTACGGCGTGATTGCCATGCTGTTTGCCGCCCTCATAATCGGCACCACCTACATCATCCTTAAAGTAGCATGACCTTTCTGGATAAGCCTTCCCCCACCGCCAGCCGCTCCGAGCGCGAGGCATATGTCAAAGCCTGGGCGGCCATCACCATCTCGGTGTTCGCCCTGCTGCTGGCCATCAACGGCTACTTCGGCGGCAGCAACTCCAGCCGGGTGCTGTCCAAGACCATCGAGGCCAATAACTTCTGGGCCTGGTATCAGGCCAAGAACGTCCGGGCGACGATTCTGGAG